CACGTCGATAAGATATTCCCTGTATTATTGAAAACGTGCCTTGCTGTCCTAGCTGACGGTATAAGCCGTCCTGTGGTGGAACCCCTTGTCATGGGTCTACCCGTCAAGGCAGACGAGCAGGAAGACCGTCACAGGCTCTTACAGGAGCTTGTCGTAGGTGTTCACGATGTCAGCCTGAACATGAACGGGGAGTGGACGCCGAAGAAGAAAATTCACGTCAAGGAGCTTGTAGCGAAGAAGCAACCGTTTCTATCCTTCTGCGACGTGGTATTGGACAAGCACGGGCGGATAAAAGATGAGACGGTGGCCGGGCAGTTCAACACAATTATTGACATTGGCTCTCGGACGCTGAATATCTACACGGTCGATGCGCTCGACCCAATTACAGACCTGAGCGACACCACGACGCAGGGGATTTACACGGCATATGAGATGGTGGCCGATTTTATCGAGGAACAGTTCAGGTTCCGAATCCCGACTGGAAAGATGCCGAACTTCATTAGAAGGAAAACGATCAAGGGCATGGACTTGACGCCGGTCATAGAACGTGCTTACAGCGTCCTTGCCAACGAGATTGTCCGAGTCGTGCATACGAAGTTCGTGGATTCGTGGGCGTATGTTGACCGAATCTTCATCACAGGCGGCGGAAGCGAGCTTCTTAGGAAGTATCTTGAGGACGCATTCCCCGTGACGCCGCAGTTCCTTGGGAGGTTCGCCACGGCAAGGGGAGGATGGAAGTACGGCATACGCCACGCGCTAAAGAGGAAGGGAGAAATCACTATCGACCTTCCGGGCGGCGGGGCACAGAAGGTGATGTCATGAGAAAGACCATCTACATCAGTGAGCGTCGTAACAAAGAGATAGCCGACTTCATCAAGAGCATACCGTCAAGGGACGTGAGTTACGAAGCGGTAAAATTGATGGAGGATGGTATGAAATGGAGGAAGGCGGGACATAATGCGGATAGGAGAACTTTGGAGAAGGGAAGTCCTGACGCGGTACTACTTCGCCAAACTTCGTTACCTCCTGTGGAGGAAAAGAAGGTGTTCGAGGGAATCAAGATCAAGCGGATAAGGCCTGAGCGGGGAGAGCTTGAAGCGAAGCTGGACTCCCTATGACCCTCCCCTACCCCAAACCCGTAGTGTACACTGTACTGTGAACAGAGTACAGTTCTGAAAGCTAAGGGGATTGAATAAGGTAGTGGTGAGGGGAGGGAGGAAAGTGAGCAGAAGGGACGCAGACTTAGGGGAGAGTTATTACGAACTGCCGAGGGTTAATTCTGTGCACTTGCGCTCGACATACTCAAAGCTCATTCAGGTATCAAATAACATCAACTTCAATACACCGGTATTCGAGGGCATGGCGAAGCGCAACAGGTCTTTAGGAAGCGCTCAGGCGTTCATTGTGGAACTGGCGCTCAGTGACAGGCACTTCATTGAACGTATGCTCAAGCCATTCATGTTGTATGGCGGCGAGAACTTCATGATCGGCACTCATTACTTGGATAGACAGTATTTTGATCGCCTCGCTATATACAAGAGACAGCAACAACAAAGGTAGGGGTTTCTCCCTACCTTTTCACTTTCTTTCGCATGACGATGTAGTCGTTCTTGCGGTCAACAAGCTCTGCCGCCCACTTGAAGTCCCGGATGTCGAGGGCAAAGTCGATGAGGGCGTTGTACCCCTCTTCGTCAAGCTCGGGGTCGCGGGAATTGATTTGGTCTGTCAGTTCGTCGTGCGTCCGGCTACCTACTCTCGCCCGCAGGCGGAGATCAACCCGGTCAATCTCCACAAGCTTTCCGTAGATGTCCACGAGGGCGGAGCGAGAGTTCAGACCCTTCACCTTACCAATCATACCGAAGTATTCACTTTTCTTGTCAATGACTTCTACGAAGTCTCCTTCCCTAGTGGTGACGGGAATCATGCGGATACCTCCCTTCTTAGGCCCTGAACGCAAACTCGCAAATAATTTCCTTGTACTGTCCCTCTGCTACAGTGTATGTCGATGGGTCACCGTCAATGGCTCTTTCCAGTCCGCCGTTTGCCGCCCACCTGACGTTAGGAGTAATTTGGTAGGCTATGCAGGCCCGGACTTCGGGAACACCGTAGTAGGGTTGGTACTGATCATCGATCTCTGCCACAACCATACAGATGTTGTAGGAGTTCGCGGCAGGGCTTGAACCTGCATCCTTGTCGTGAGTCATCTTGATACGGAGCGAGTTTCGTTGTCCGTTCCACGACACGGTGTAGAGTTCGTTGGTGGATACTTGCTCCGGTACAGAAGGAACGAACGAATATGGCAGGCTTTCCCGCGTCATGACATACACTTGCACAGGGCTTGGAATAGAAGGACTCGGATACGTCCGTTCGTAAATCCTGAACCTCTTAATGTGCTCAAGCGGAAGCAGTGCACCTTCTCCTTCGCAGGTGGAGATTCCGACCTCCGGCTCGGGCGGCTTGACTGGCAAAAGATGGGCAAAGTCATCTGATACACAGTCAAAGCACTCGACAATCCTCTCAAGAATCGTTTGGAAGTTGAGGTCGCAAAAGTCAACGTCCACGTTCGCAAGCTCCATATAGCTTTCAAGGAGTTCTTGCTGTTCCCTCGTCAGGACGCATTTAGGACTACCGCACTTGGCCGCCTCGATGTCAACACCCATTCGCATATACGCCACTTCGGAGTTCCTGATGGCGTCATATAGATCACGGAACTTTAGCATGTGTCACCCTCCTTATGGCCGGAGCGTTTTATCCGCCCACGAGTCGATGTTGTAAGGGTAGCTGTTGATGTCCCTCTGCTCGACGAACATACTTGAGATGTCCGGCGCTTTATTGGTCGGGTGGATGGCGTATGCCCGGATGCCGTAATCTTGGAACATCTTCTTTACTTGGTTGGGTGTTGCTCCGAGTTCGTTTTCCTTCGATGGTGCGTCCGTAATGTAGATGAGCGTGTTGGATACATTGGGCTTGTAGACCTGAGCGAGCGTTTCCTTCATGCATAGGATGCCGGACTCCGGCAAGTTCCTACCGCCGCGATACCAGCGTGGGGCGGACACCTTCGATGGGAAGTTAGCGACAGACTCCTTGTTCATGGCGATGGTGTAGTAATTCACTCCATCACCGCCCGAGTCAGTTCGGTCACCGAACCAAATGAGGGAAACCGTACACGGGATGTTGGCCCGCTCGCTTTCCGATTTTAGGTAAGTAGCGAACGCCTCAAGCGTCTTGCGAACGTTGCCCCTTGTTCCGAGCATGTCCCTCATACTACCTGACGTATCGACGTACAGAATGAGGTTGACGCCCGGTACGGTAGGCAACGGAGGATTGTCCGGCTTAGGAGGCGGCGGGGAGTCCCACTGCGGCTTTGGTAAAACAACAGGCTTCCCGGTGTAGTACGGACGCAGGCAGTTTCGCAGACAGTCCGCATTCCTTGTCAGTAGTGCTTCGAGATCGAGGTCAGAGATGACGCAGGACTCCATCAGTTCTTCATAGATGGACTCCAGTTCCTCGATCTGTCTACGCAGGGCTTCAACGGATTGAGGGGCTGTTGCATGTCGCATGGTAAAGCGGAGGTCTTTGATAGCCTTCTCAATGGCCTCGACCTGCCTTACCAACGAGTCGAGAATCATTCGATCACCCCTTGGCTTCGTTAATCATGGCGATAATCCTCTCCTTCGTTTGGTATCCGGCCATACGTTGAACCGGTTCGCCATCTTTCAGAAGGACGAGGGTCGGCACACCTCTCACCCCGTACTTGTCAACCATGTCAGGCTCCTTGTCCACGTCAATGTCTTGGACGGGTACTCCGGTTTCAGCCTTCACCTGTTCGACAACAGGGGCGAGTTGCTTACACGGGTTGCACCATGTAGCATGGAATTTGAGAAGTTGAATCATATAAACTCTCCTTTCTAGTATAAGAAGCTCACCATAACTATCGTTTTGAGGATGAAAAAAGTTGAGGGTTTTACCCTCAACCTACTAGTTTCGACGCTAACAGACTGACATTCAAAGAAGGGCTTGTATTCTTCTCCGCCACGCACCGGGCGGGGCGAATCAGGCATATCCCCGCTCAAAGTATATATTATTCCTTATCCAATCGTCCTTACAGTCGATATGGATTACGTCTCCGTTTTCGCATTTGAGGATTTCGTCGCCCTCGTAGATTTCGTCACCGCATTGGTCACACTTTCTTGCGACCTTTGGTTCGTCGGGTTCCAGCCACCTGCTGTGCAGGCTCTCCACCATTCGCTGGTTGTGCATTCAGTCCCCTCCGCTTCCTTTCCCCCTCAAGGATATATACAACGTCGAGGAAAGGGACGTTGTGACGGCTCCCCGACCAGCACCGATTAGCGTGGTCGGGATGCTCCTTCTGCATTTCCATGATCTCAAGCAGTGCGGAAAGATGTTCATCGGTCGATCTCTTGACATACTGCTCGAACTCGTCCCTCTCCTTGATTTTCCGTTTCTCGCCTACCTTAGTCATGGGTGTACACATCCTTATCGCCCCTGCCCCCGCCACTGGTCTCCGTTTCGTGTTTTCGCAACTATGCGTCCTTATCCACACTAAATACGCATTCCATACGATCCAACGTCACATCTTCGTCAATCCACCACGCTTCCCCAAATTTGTTGTGATGATCTGGAAGTTTGTACACCTTTTCGCTCTCCACCTTGTATATGACCGTGCGCTGTGTCTTGATTGCCCAAGCCATTGCCGCAAGTAACGTGGTGAATCCACGAACCGGAGCATGGATACATCCTGACGCTCGATATTTCTTCGCCTTCTTCGGCGTGGTGACGTGGTAGAGAATCATTCTACTGTCACCCCTACTTCACGGAGGATGTCGCGGGCGCGTTGACCCTCGTCATAGTAAATCGCCTCTGCCGGCCCGATCAACGTTCCATGCCGCAAGTGGTGTACTTCTTGGACGTAATTGGTTTTATCCGCATACCACCGCAACACTTCAATCAACTTGACCCGTTCCTCCCTCAGCCGCTTGATTTCCTGTACAATCCATTTGACAGCTTCTACGTATTGCTCTTTAGTTATCCCGAAGTCTTCTATGGTATCCAACCCATAGGAAGCTATAAATATTGGTTCCAACCTAGTACCGATGATAGTTGGATCTCCTCCGCATACATCTTCTTTAGTTCCGATGTTTTTGTAGCCGGGTACTAGATTCCAACCATTCATTATCCGTTCACCCCTTCATATCCATAGATGATTTCCTACAGCGTCGGATTTCGGCCAATGCGTGGAAAATGTTCCGCTTGATGTCCTCTAACACTTCAAACGCTTCATGCGGCGTTAACCCGTCTTCGTCTACCATACCTGTTAATCCAGCGACGACCAGTTGATGATTCAGGTTGTTCAGGTTCATTTCGGTTCTGCTCATTCCACCGTCACCCCGACTTCTTTGAGGATGTTGCGCATATATGCGACGTAATCTTCTTCACGCCAGCATCCATGATTGAATAAACACATCCGCAACCACTCGATCATCTTGTCGCGTTCTTGCTGTAATTGAGTTACATTTTCTGATGCTTTTTCAATCCATTGACGATCTTGATTCCGTTCTTCTCGCAGATTCTTTACTTGTTCTAGTGCCTGATCCGCGATCTCCCGTTCGCGTTCATAAAGTTGTCGCAACCGCTCAATCTCCTGTTGGGAGGATTGGAGTTGATCTTCCAGTGAGTCAATCTCTTTCCACGCTTCCTCTGCTTTACTTCTTGCCTCGTCCCGTTCCTCCCGCAACTTCCGGTTTTTCTCTTCCAGTTGGCACAACTCCGTCACATGCGCGTTATGCGCGGCGCGTTCTTCGGCGTATTCGCGTTCCAGCCGTTCAAGTTCTAAGAGAAGAAAAGGAATCCATTCACCCGCATTCTCTTTCAACGTATACAACGCTCGATCATATTCAGTGTCATTTCCGGCACCCATAAAGCATGTTACTGTTTCCCGAATCTCCGCGATCTTCTTTTCCCGATCAGGCGTTTGTTGTTCACTCATCTGATTCACCGCCTTTGATTGATTTGATGGCTTGATTCGCCACCGAATAACCGTAATAACCTTCTTCGCCGTAATACTTTTTGATTTTCTCCAACGCTTCTACCGCTTGATTGAGTTTGGCACTCTCCTTCTCACGTTCTTTAGTGATTTTCACTGCTAATTCCTGAATTTTTTCCACTTCCGCTTCCTTCTCCAACAACTCCGCCACATGCGCGTTATGTGCGGCGCGTTCCCGTTCCAACTCGTCCAGCAGGAACTCGACGTCATCGGCATAATCTTGTCCGTCAACCCACGCTCTATCGGTTTTCCGTGCTTCTTCAGCCGATTTACGAATCTCCGCGATCTTCTTTTCCCGATCCACGGTCATCCCTCCAATACCTTCACGTGTGCGCCGCATTTGCGGCATCTGCCGATATTCTTGCGGAGTCTGATTTTTGATCCGCACGATGGACAGGTCATTCCTCCATCACCGCCAGCAGGGCGGCTTTGCATCGGTCAGCGGGTGATGCGTGGACGTAATCGAACGTTGTTACATAGTCCTTTTGACTCCGAATCACAATTTGGAGCGCTTGACAGTATGCGACTCGCAGATTGCGCTTGTCGATTTCTTCTTCCACTTCCCACACTGCGGCTGTGTCAGTGGATGGTCTGAAGTAATCGCATCGGTAGCATGTTTCGCTCATCGTGCTGTTTGAGATCAATTTCATGACTTTTTCATTTTCATCTACCCAAGCAGTAAAACCGCCTCCGCCGCCGGGGAAAGTTTTCTTACGCCACCCCATCACCTTCTCCGCCACGAGTGCATCCAACTCACGCCCCGGCTTCATGGCCAACACTTCATCACGTGTCATGTTCCGGTTCCTCCTTCAATCCGGCCAGTTCGAAAAGTTTCCGCGCTACATTTGTTGACAGTTCCCAACAATCTTTCGTCAATTCAGGTATTGGATAACACGTTTTACAACCGTCACCACAATCGGTCCAATTCCAATCCAAAACGTCGGTATCCCTAACAAATGATCCTTCCCGCACCCAATAGAAAGCGGAATCGACCAAAACCGAAAATCAATCGTCACATCCGCCGTATAATGATGTTTCTTCGTTTCCCATGAAAAGTTCACTCCCCTTCTCCCCCTTCCAGCGCAAGCAACTCTCGCCCCGGCTTCAGCGCCAATACTTCATCCCGCGTCATGGTCCGGTTCCTCCAGTCCGGCGAGTCTCACAAGCTCCGCCATCGCTTTTATTTTGACGGAGGGAATGTCGTGATGATAGTCGATCATCGCCAGCCTCCACGCCGACACCTTGCGGGCGACTTCGGCGGCTGTCTCTCGGACAAGAGAAAAGTCGTGACCGGAATATACTTCTGCTCCGCCTTCTTTGTTGTCACAGATAGCCGTAATGTTTTCAGGTGCTATATAGATTGGATTTCCAGTGCTTTTGATTGTCAACCGTATCATTCGTTCTCGTCTCCTTTCAGCAGATGGGGATGTTCGTAATCGTTCCCGTCTCCTTTCGCCTCTGGCCATTCGGCTCCAAAATATTTATGTCGCCATTCTTCTGTTCCGACTTTTTCCGGTGCTTTGATACGCCGACCACTCCGACAATCTGGACATACATCACCATAATGTGCTTTCTTCCACCGGCCATTCGGATATGCTATGGTTTTGCAAATTACGCACTTGACCAGTTCCGCCCCGCTCGGTTCCGTCGGTGTCGAGGCGAGGGCTTCGCGGGCAACTTGTTCATAAAACCGAATTACGGAATGATCTGTCATAGGTGCATATGGAATGTCGGTTTCCGCGATTCTCTCCAGCGCCTTCCGATATCGCTCGTTTTCCGCCCGAAGCCGCTGGACTTCGCCGTCAGGAGCGTCAAATGCGCCTGTAACGATTTTAAGCATTACGCTGTTTAGCGCTTCGCAACCTGTCACATCATCGCCGCATGTCTTAAATTGTTCTTTCAACCACTCCAACAACGCCTGTTTCCGCACATACTCGCTCATTCCGATACTCCTTTCAGCAGATGTGGATGGTCCCATTTGTTGCCCTTAACTTCCGTTAAACTGAAATCAATATCCTCGGCAAATACGCGGTCTTTTCCGTCATTAAATACCCACATTGCGGATTCCTGATCCCATTCGACTTTGTATCGACTGATTTCGAGTGAGGTATAGTGTTCTTCCAAAATATCCCCATCGTACACTTCCGTTCCATGCATGTCTTTTCGCCCGATCGATTGCCCTACGGTTTCGGGATCGACAACGTAGTCATACAAATACGACTCACCGTTTTCCTTTGTGATAGGCGACCATATCCTTGCAATACCTTGCGGGCTTTTGGTGTAATATCCGTAGACCCATACGGTGCTATCTTTGATTCGTCCGCGATATTGACGCATGGTTTATTCTCCTTTCGCGTTCGCCGTTTTCGTTCTTGAACGTTCGGTCCACGGCGAGAGTAAAGGTTGTGCAGGCTACTCCCGAAGGGGAATAGCGCATGTCAGGATCGCGGGATAGGCGTCCGATCAAAATTACACGATTCAACATCACTCATTCACCCCGCTGATTTTGATTCCGCACAATCCGAGAGCGGTCACGAAACCGATTCGATAATGGCTATCAGCATCTTCTTGATGTGCTTCGTACCACGTCTTGATTTTCTCCTGCATCTCCGCCGTAATCTCCACCCGGATCGGTTCGTCGATCACATAGCCATAGCGGAGGGCGTCGGCAAGCGTGAAGATTGCGTCGGGTATATCCACGAATTCATTAATTGTTTTCCATGCGTCTCTTTCAGCGTCGGGATAATCCTCTCTGGATGAATGCCAGAGGATGAAATCTTTCGGGAATCTCTTTCCCAACTTTTCCAACGCCTCCGCCACTTCTCGCGGCAGTTTGACTTTGTCCGCCATCAGTCGCTCGCCTCCCAGCCGACGATCTGGACGCCGATGATGCAATCCGCGATGTCGTCGAGATCGATATGGAGTGCATGCCCCAACTCGTTGATCAGCCTGTAATGCTTCACAAAACCTTCATAGGTGCCGCTATCGATAAGCTCAATGTGCCTTTGATTCTGAGCGAAGTTCATGTTTGGCTCGAAGTCGCCGTCAGCAAGGGAATTCAATGCGGAATCGATAACCGAGGCACCTATGACATTACCGCGAATATTGCAAATGACCACGCCTTTGTACTCGCCCCACTGGAGCGAGACTTCGACCGTATGCGTACCTTCGCGCGGGTATGCGACGCCTCCCATGTACTTGTCCATGTCTTCCCCTCCCC